AATAGGCGCGGTTCGTCACAGTCATGACCGTGCTCCAACAATGGTGAAAGTTTAGATAACCAGAAGCTGATACTTCGGTTTACGCTTTTGGGCTGGGTTCCAGCTCATCAGTATTGCCGCGCAAAGCATGGCAATAAACGGATCTATCTTGGCCCGACCCGCCGCTTGTTTGGTGGCGAGATTGCCATTGTCACGGACCTCGATCTTCACGTTTCCGATGACCCAATTCATGAGCAAGCTGCCATCATGACTGAGTGAATCGTTGCTGAGTTTATGCTCCAGCCCCCAGATTGCAGGAGAAAGCGCGGTTCCCTGCCGGATACGGCGAAACATTTCGTCTGTGATCTTTCGTTCCGCCAATGCGTCAATGAATGCCGCGATATTGTTCGGATCGGAGCCGATGGCATCCTTTTCAGGCAGCAGACCAATGTCACGTAATTGCGCGGCAATGTCAGCGATCCGGGCAACATATTCCGATACTTCGCAGAAAGTCAGGCTGCCTTCCGCCTCAAAATCCCGGAGATTGGCGGCAATTTCCTTGCGGGTTTCCAGGACGCTGGGATGCGCATAAGCGTGACACCAGACCAGCCATCGGCGCGTATCCTTCTCGCGCCCAATGACACAGACGCCGAAAAGATCGTCCAGGCCGCCGCCATCCGTGCCCATGACAGCAACTTCCGATCGACGCATCAGTTCGTCGAGTGTCAGACTCGCATCGGCGCGCGCCTCCCAGTAATCCGCGCCGCGCCAGCCGTCATCAGCAAAGCCAACACCGATTTCGATGTTGAGATGCTGGCTAAGCCAGATTTTCTCGGCTTCCTTGTTGACCTTGCCGTTATTCTCGTAATCATCGGCAAGCCGTTGCGGGTCAATCGAGCGGCCGATATTCGGCAGCACGTAATGCCAGTTTCGATGATTGCGCCAGAAACTCTGGTTTAGCTGCAACTCAGGTGGAAACTCATAAAGCACTGGCAGCAGAATAGGAGCGGAGCCGCCTCGCCCGTCCCGTATTTTACGCGCCTTATCCAGTTCCGTACGCCAAATGCCGGTCGGCTGTTCATCCGACTGAGTCGTGATCATCAAGACCTGACCGCCCTGCATCGTGATGCCGCCGCCACGGATCTGCTGCATGACGGCTGGAGCTTTCGCTTTCTTCCCGATTTCATGCAACTCATCGATGATCGTCAGGATCGGGATTTCGCCCGTAACGATGGATGTGTCGAATGTTTTCACATCCAGCTTGGTGCCGGTTTTGCGCCGCGTGATGCATTTCAGGTGATCCTGCACCTTGAAAATCTTATCAAGCCGACTGTCCATCCGGATCATGCCCTGCGCCTGGTCGAAACATCGTTCCGAAATATTCTGGCTTGGAGCCACGATCAGCATTTGCCGGTTAGGCGCATCCTCCATAAACAGCGCGGTTAGTCCCAACGCCGCAACATATGTCGTCTTCGAATTCTTCTTTGGGACCATGCAAAGCAGCTCCCAGACGAGACGTCGTTTGGTTTCAGGATCCTCACTGGCGAGAAACGCGCACAGGATATCCCGGAACCAATCCCCGCAGGCTTCTGACAAGGGAGGGTTACCCGGAACATCCGGGAGGCGGAGCCTGTTGAAGAATGCGAGGGCCTTTGCCGCCTTCTCGGGATTGAGCGGAACATCTGCCATTGGCGTCTGTCCGCTCTGAATCTTCTCCCACCAGTCCGGACAGGCAAAGCGCGGAAGCGCATCACTGGATAACATTCTGCGATGCCTCGGCCTCAAGCTCCGCCATCAGATCCGCATCGGCGTCCATGGCTTGCTGTTCGTCAATGACCTTCTTGCCAAGGCGAGCCGTAGTGCGTTCGTCGTCACCAGCCTTCGAGCCCATGGTTTTCTCGATTTCCATTCGGTCGTTGCGCTCGATCATCGCGCCCAACTCCTTGAGAGCTGTCACGTTTCCGGCGTTGGCCTGATCCATGGCGATCTCAAAACGGCGAGCATCGAGCATATCGCGCATCATTTCGCGGCCTTTGAGCTCTGGACTAAAATACCGCTGAATCGTCTTACCAGACACGCCGAGAGCGTTGCCGATCCGGGTAATGGACCAGCCCAACGCCAGTAACAGCTTGACTTTATTGTGATCTTTTTCGTTTCGTTCGAACGGAGGTCGGCCCTTCCTGCCGAAACCAGCCCGAACAGGATTGCCGAACAGGTCAAATTCTGCCGACATGAGAAAAAAATCTCCAGATGAGAGGGGCGCGGGTCTGGGGCAAAAGGGCCTTCCGACTTTCGACCCGCCCCCCCCCTTCGAGGTGTTGCGGATCGGTCACACCCCTTCGAGCGTGGTATTTTTGCCACAGATCGAGGGGTCCGGATGTTTCACGCTGGATGTTTCACGGACCCTAGATGACAATGTTATTGCGCCTCATATGATGCAAGCATCATCGCCTGATCTGCGGCGATCTCATCCATCATCTTACGCATGTCGCCAGAACCAATCGACAACTGGACTGTGACCTTTTCAATCTCGGTCGGTTTTTCCGCTCTTGGCAACGCCAACGCTGGAACGGTGGCGATCATAGGAGAAAGCCCAAGGAAAGACAGGAAGCGACGACGGTTCATTGCAAACTCCTAATGATCGTTATCAATCCCAGACGCCACGATGATGCAGGCTCGTCCGCTCTTGCTTTTGTTTTTCACTGTCGTGACATGTCTTGCAGATGCAATGCAGATTGCGCACATCCCAGAACTTGCGCTCATCCCCGCGATGCGGGTCAATGTGATCGCAGACTAGTTTGGAAGTTTGCGCTTCGATGCGACCACAGCCAGGCATCTGACAGGTGAACAGATCGCGCTGCAGGATTGTCCATCGAAGCTTCTGCCAACGCGAGGTCTTGTACCATCGGCGCCATGGTGCGCCAGCATCACGCTCGCGCTCAATCCTTTGGGTCATCGCAACCCTCATACTCATATGGAAAGAGCGCCACACGGGCGCTCATCGAAATCAGTGAAGTCTGGACATAGCTTACGCTCTGGCCCTGAATCGATGTCTCTGGATTGAGACTGTCAGAGCGGGGTCCGAGCGCGTCGCCTCAGGATATTATCCCCACGTGCTAACGTGCATAGAGGTTCGCTAAACTAACCGGATCATCCGTGATCGAATTACAGTCATAGCGGCGCGAGGATTGCAAGTGGCATAATCATTGGTACGGATTGATTGAAAAGGTTGACCTCGATAACGGCATTGCCCTTGCCTCCACCAACACTAGTGACAACGTCACCGCATAAACCCACAAATGGTCCGTCAGTGATGCGCACCTTCTTAATGCCAATGAAGACGGTGACGGGCCGTTCATAATCGAATTCACCTTTGTTCGCCTTCTCATTGAAACAATGTACATTTTCTGCCTTGACTAACAACGGAGACTGATAACCCCCGAGGATCGAAACGACGTGTTCGAATGTCAGCAGGCCTGCCATCGAATCGCAGTCAATCCGACATCGAGCCAAGATGTAACCAACCAGTACCGGCTCTTCACGCGCTGGAATTTTCTCGTTTCGGCGTCGCCTTTCCTTGCCCATTTTCATGGGGACAAGGGCCTCAATATTCGCCGCTTCAAGGTCATCTCGCACTGCGATTTCGCGTCCGGTCATCACTCGAAGCACCAACCAAGGCGAATCATCACCTGCGCGGATCGCAGCAGCAGCCCTCATTCTTGCGACCCTCCGGCGCTCTGACAGCACCTTGTCTATGGCCCTGCACTGATCAGCAGTTGGCTGCATGGTTAGCGCCGCGTCGATCTGCTTGCGGTCAATTACCATCATGTTCACCCAATCCCCTCAAAGCAGATTCAAATTCATAAAGCGCAGCTGGCCCACCCTTCGGGCAAAAGACGACTTGCATGCGGTCGAACTCGGCAGGCCATGGCCACGCACGCCGCTTGAATTCATCGCGCCATGCTGAAAGCATCGTCGTTCCTTGCGGTACCGGCTCCATTAACTCACCTGCTGAATGCCAGACTTTCTGAAAGACGGTGCCAGTGCGCTGTTGCTGTACTTCACGCAAGCGTGTGAGTGCTGGCCATGCTTTGGCGAGCTGAGCACGCGGCAGGAATGAGTTTTTCGCCAACTCGGCGTCCGCAGGCCCATCCAGCAGATAAGCAAACATACGAGCCATTCCGACAGGACCATACCCAGCCGCCCATCCATCTGGTTTCACTTCTTCAGCACGAGCAGCCTGAGCCTTCACAGTCTCAGCCTTTTTCAGGATCTCTGGATCGAGTGCATTCCAGAGCCGATCCCGAAAGAATGCACCCACA